GTGCTCGTGTTGCATACTCACCAACACGCCCTAGTGGCGCCAACATCGCAGGAGACCAGGTCTTGCCTCCATCTCTCGAGATCTCGAGTGCGAGTTGTGGAGTGACATCAGACGCTGGATTTACACCATTGTCTTCAAGACCAACACCGAACTGCGCATCAATCTCGAACACCGAGTAGAACTGGTTGTACATCTCATTGGACTGATGAGGTGCCTGGCGCATCTTGTAGATCGGCTCACCATTGTCTGTATTCACGTTCAGATTGTAGCGATACACATTGCCATTACGGTAGTCACCCAACAAGTGCTCACCATTGAGGACACAGTGCGTCTGCACCAGGTGACGCCCAAGTACACCATCCACAGTGGATTGGTACTCAGACCACTGTTGTGTGGCCAAGTCGTAAACCCAAGTGGTATCTGAACCAGGAATGTTCAAGACGTAGAACAAGTGCCCTTCCAACTGGTAGCTGAATCCAGTTGCACGAGACAGATCACCAAGATTCTGGAGAGCGAACTCAACAGCATGAGTCGAGACTCGAGCTGGTGCAGCGTTGGTCAATGAGTAAACGACTCCACCACCCTGTGCATTTGCGCCCAACCAGAAAAACGTCTCACCAACCCGTGCAATCGAAGAGGCAGAGATGCAACCAATTTGGCTGAATCGACCATCTTGACGCACAAATGGGGTGTAAGCTGAAGCACCAGAGTTGTACCAGATCTCAGTGGTATTGGCACCCAACATGTACAATTCACGGTTGTTGGAGAAAGCCGCAATCAGGATGTCTGGATTACCTTCCTTGGCCGTCAAGTTCAGATCAGGGAAGGTAAGCTCAGTTCCACCAGATGTACCACCGCCGTAAATGTCACTGATGAACATGTACTGCGTCCCCTTGCGGTTGAAGATGTAGTACGAGTCCTGATACGTGACCATGTCTGCAGGGTAGAAATGAGGATCGTCAATGGTGCGCAGAATCTGATCTGCATTCTCACCAATGATGAAGTAATAACCTGCGGTTCCATCAACGAGGACACACGAGAATCCATTGTCGATGATGGACACAAATCCAGTCTCAGTCTGCAGATTTCCAACGATCGCAACTGGAATTGCAGCTGAACTGGAGAGCTGGTACACCTCAGAACCAGAGACCACAATAGTGAGCTGTTGATTAGAGAGAGTGTACATGGCACGGATTGGGCCAGTGCCAATGGTCTGCAGAAGCTCAAGTCCTGGGCGTGAGATCAAGGTGGCTGGTTCCGCCCCTTTACCCACACCCAGTGAATTGATTTCCAAGTACATGTTCACTGTACGTTGGGCATCAAAGCGCTGGGAACGTGTGCTGTTGGAAGGGCCAATGAAGCCAACAAAGCGGTTCTTATTCTCTGCCATGTCTTATCTCCAAGGCGCAAAGCCGCCAGTGATGAAGTTAAACGGCATGCCACGATTCAGTTCTGGGGAGCCAGTCAAGAATTGAGGGACGCTGTTCAAACGCTTGATCTTCGCCAGGGACTCGACTGCAATCATGTTCACTTGAGATGGCACTTCTTGACCAAATTCAGCTGCCAACTCGAGAGCTAGATTGAACTTGAGAGCACGCTCATAACCTGGTGGGAACACGATCGGCGCATCCAGATTGTCAGTGGTGATCAACGGCTTCCAGAGCCACAGAGTCAGAGTTCCTGAGGTGTTCGGCACTGGCCACAGACTGATGGTGCGCAGAGGGTAATCCCCGTTGTCATACAAAGCAGTTGGGTACGTGCTTGGAATGTTCTTGGCTGCGATCTGTGCGTACTGCTCTGCGGTCAACATCGTCATCATGATGTCAATGCCTTGAGCGATGTTGATTACAACAGGCACCGTGCCACCTGATGGATCATCAACTGGAATCGTTGGTGGATCCACAACTACAGGAGGGTCAGCCGGTGGATCAGCCGGTGGATCAGCCGGTGGATCAGCTGGTGTTGGCGCAGGTGCTGGAGCCGGTGCTGGAGGTGCAACGATGTCATCAGAATCAGGGAAGGCCACCGTGGTAGGTGTATAACCTGAAGCGGTGTACAGAGCCACATTCGAGATACGGAACTCATCCACATAGAATGGATCACCATCATTGGTGTTGTTCCCAGTTGTGCGCAGATTCACATCGAAGGTGTATGGATCAGCTCCAAATCCAACTGCACCTGCGGCGTGTTGGTATACCTTGACGCCATTCGCGAACATTAAGATCAAATTGGTGCTTGGATCGATCACCAAGGCCCACTTTGTCCACACATCTACTGGTTGAATGGACTGCCCATACCAAGTGAATCCAACTCCATCAGCAAATGAGACGTAGTACGTTGATGCATTCGATTCACCTGCGAACGAAGCAGTCAGATTTGCTCCAGTGCTCGAGTTCATGACGAACAGATCACCATAAACGGATCCATTACGTGAAGTATTGGCTGGCCAGAACGTGCTGAACTCAATAGTCCATGCAGTAGAAGAAGCCGTCGTGAGCATCGCCTTCTGATCGCCAGGATTCACTGCCAGCGAACCACCACCGTACTGCGAGTAAGCAGTCGAAGTGGTCAACGCACCAAATTGGCTGAAGCCGATCTGGGTATTGGTCTTCACATCAGTGATGTACCGATTACCTGGAGCCTCGTCAAAGTGAAAGAGATTTAGAGTAGTCATTATGGAGTCCCTGGTGTGTATCCAGTGCTTCCGCCTGGAAGAACTACGCTTGCATTCTCGATCCTCATGGAGCGGGGTACATCCCAGTCACCACCAGCACCCAACGTGTAGTTCTTCTGTCCTGCGACGAAGTTCACATAGGTAGGAGATACAGAGAAAATGGAGAGTCGTTCAGCGCTCCATGAATCAATGATTTGATTCAGAGCTTCAACACCTACGGTGATGTCGTTGTCTGAAGGTGCTTGCCCTGCTTGGACTACACCGAGGACACGCAAGGACTGCGTGACCAATTGTCTAATGGTCGTTGCCATGATTGCCTTTCTTTGGAGCCTGCTCCAATGGCGATAGGGGTGGCCATGTGATGTTGCGTATCACATGGCCGTAACTCAAAACTATAGGAGGATTTTGAATAAAGAAAAAGGCAGCGCCTTTCGGAACTGCCTTTCTATTTAGAGTGGGTCTTGCGACCCTTGTCTTACGACTGTGCTGGAGCGAACAGACCCAAAGCGGTCAGTGCTGCAATCAGTCCAGCCAAGTCAGCTGGAGCTGCTGGCTGAGTCGTGCCTTCCTTGCCGTAGAAACCCACGGTAGAGTTTGGCTTGTTGCCGACGATAACACCAAAATCACCACCGCTGAGAGCGTCTGGGTTCTTGGTTACGAGAGTGTTGAGAGTACCTGCTGCCATGATGTGGCCTTTCTAAAGAGATTTCACAAAAAGGGCCGAAGCCCTTTCTCTTAGGACGTGATGATACGAACTGCGAGTTGTGGGTAGAGGGAAGCCCATGCGATCATGACGTCGAAACGTGTCACGAATGCATCAGTGCGGATGTCGTACTGCTGAACCATACGGATGCCGATACCAGATTCTGGATCGCGCATGTACGAAGCACGCTCAACACCAACTGGAACTGGCAGGTCAACCGAAGCCATCATCAGAGCATCGCGGTGGAATGCGATTGCCTGGTTGTAGCCAACACCGGAAGCACCAACCACGGTCAGAGCTGCGTTGTCTGCAGGAGCTGCAGTAACGTTCTTGTAGCCACCATCAGTCACGATAGCTGGGGAGATCGACAGAGTCGAAGCACCACCGGCAGTAACCGAAGCTGCAGTCACCGTGAAGGACATCAGATTGCCCGTAGACACGTAGGTCTGTGGGTTCACCGAGTACACACCAGCAATTGTGAAGGCATCACCAACGTTCAGGAAAGAGTTAGCACCCCATCCATCGGTAACCAGGGACGAACCAGTCTGGTTTGCACCATTGACCAGTGGAGTTCCCGTGAAGGTACCATTGACGTGACGACCAACGTTCTGAGACACGAAGTGCTCA